TTGACCAACTCCGCAAGCAGATCGCCGGCCACGTCGGAGCCGGCGGGGCACTCGACCTTGAAAGTGCCCGAGCTGAAATCGGGCGCCGCCTGGCTTGCCTCCGCCACGCCGGAGGAGGTGGATGAGTTTCTGGGCGGCCTCAGCCAGAACGCGCTGTTGGCGCTGCCCTGGGTGTTCGAGTTCTGGGCGCTGCCACACCAGTTGCCGCCACGGGGGGCCTGGAAGACCTGGGTCATCATGGGCGGGCGCGGTGCGGGGAAGACGCGTGCGGGCTCGGAATGGGTGCGGATGCAGGTGGAAGGCGCGGGGCCAACGGACCCCGGCAAGTGCAAGCGGGTGGCGCTGGTCGGCGAGACGGTGGACCAGGTGCGCGACGTGATGGTCCTGGGGGAAAGCGGGATCATTGCCTGCTCTCCGCCCGACCGGAAGCCGGAGTGGTTTGCCTCGAAGAACCAGCTGGTCTGGGCCAACGGGGCGGTTGCGCAGGTGTTTTCGGCGCATGAGCCCGAGGCCTTGCGGGGGCCGCAGTTCGACGCGGCCTGGGCGGATGAGCTTGGAAAGTGGAAGAAGGGCGCGGAGGCCTGGGACCAGCTGCAGTTCGCGCTGCGGTTGGGGAAGAACCCGCAGGCGGTGGTGACGACGACCCCGCGCAACGTGGGGGTCTTGAAGGCGATCCTGAAAAATCCGTCTTCGGTGATCACCCATGCGCCGACCGAGGCGAACCGGGCTTACCTGGCGGAGAGCTTCCTGGCGGAAGTGCAGTCGCGCTATGGCGGGACGAAGTTCGGACGGCAGGAGCTTGAGGGCGTGCTGATCGAGGAGGCGGACGGGGCACTTTGGACCCATGAGATGCTGGCGGCCGCGTGGGTGGACGAGGTGCCGGTCTTCAATCGGGTGGTGGTGGCGGTGGACCCGCCGGTTACGTCGATGAAGTCGAGCGATGAATGCGGGATCGTGGTCGTCGGCGCGGATACGCGGGGCGAGCCGAAGGATTGGCGCGCGGTGGTCTTGGAGGATGCCTCGGTCAAGGGGGCGACCCCGGAGGGCTGGGCGCGGGCGGCGCTGGCGGCGATGGAGCGGCATGGGGCGGACCGGCTGGTGGCCGAGGTGAACCAGGGCGGCGATCTGGTGGAGCGGCTGGTCCGGATGATCGACCCGCTGGTGCCTTACCGGGGCGTCCATGCGACGCGGTCGAAGATGCTGCGGGCCGAGCCGGTGGCGGCCTTGTATGAGCAGGGCCGGGTCAAGCATGTGCGGGGCCTGGGCGCGCTGGAAGAGCAGATGGGCAAGATGACGGCGGTGGGCTGGCAGGGGGCGGGCTCGCCCGACCGGCTGGATGCGCTGGTCTGGGCGCTGACCGACCTGATGCTGACCCCGTTGCATGGCGGCCGACCCAGCGTTCGGTCGCTTTAAGGGATTTAGGGAATTCGCAGGTCATATGGCCGGGCGCATCAGGCAGCCCGGGTCAGTCGGGCACGGTCCCGGGGCATGAAGGAGCACGAGATGTTCGATTTTCTGCGGAAGGCGCCGGTCGAGGCGGTTCCGGAACGCAAGGCAAGTGCCGTGGGTCGGGTGATCGCCTGGGGCAATGCGGGCCGCGTGGCCTGGAGCCCGCGGGACACGGCCAGCCTGACGCGGACGGGGTTTCAGGGCAACCCTGTGGGGTTCCGCGTGGTGCGGCTGATCGCCGAGGCGGCGGCGGCGCTGCCCCTGGTGTGCCAGACGACGGAGCAGCGGTTCGACACGCATCCGGTGATGGACCTGATCAGCCGTCCCAACGGGGCGCAGGGGCGGGCGGAATTCCTGGAGGCGGTCTATGGCTATCTGCTTCTGGCGGGGAACGCCTATGTCGAGGCGGTGCCGGGTCTGGCGGCGATGCCGGGCGAGCTGCATGTGCTGCGGTCGGACCGGATGAACCTGGTTCCGGGCGCGGATGGCTGGCCGGTGGCCTATGACTACACGGTCAGCGGGCGGACGCATCGCTATGACGTGACCGGGGGATTCAGTCCGATCTGCCATCTGAAGACCTTCCATCCGCAGGACGACCACTATGGCTTCTCGCCGATGCAGGCGGCGGCGGTGGCGGTGGACGTGCATAACAGCGCGTCGAGCTGGTCGAAGGCGCTTCTGGACAATGCCGCGCGGCCTTCGGGGGCGATTGTCTACAAGGGCGCGGATGGGGCGGCTTCTCTGTCGTCGGACCAGTACGAGCGGCTGGTCAGTGAAATGGAGGCGCACCATCAGGGTGCCCGGAATGCGGGGCGGCCGATGCTGCTGGAGGGCGGGCTCGACTGGAAGCCGATGGGGTTCAGCCCTTCGGACATGGAGTTCCAGAAGACCAAGGAAGCCGCGGCGCGGGAGATCGCGATTGCCTTCGGCGTGCCGCCGATGCTGCTGGGGATCCCGGGAGACGCGACGTACTCGAATTATCAGGAGGCGAACCGGGCGTTCTACCGGCTGACGGTGTTGCCGCTGGCGACGAAGGTGATGGCGGACCTCGCGCACTGGCTTTCGCGGTTCGCGGGTGAGGCTGTGGAGCTGAAGCCCGACCTGGACCAGGTGCCGGCACTGGCGGCGGAGCGGGATCAGCTTTGGGCGCGGGTTGGGGCGTCGGATTTCCTGTCAGTGGCGGAAAAGCGGATGCTTCTGGGTCTGCCGAAACTGGCGGAGGAAGAATGACAGCGCGTCGGGGCGAGGGCGGGTCGCGCTTCGTCTACGAGAGTTTCGATGCGGCGGCAGCGCGGATCGAGGCGAACGAGCGCGTTGCCGAGGAGCGCTGGGCGGGGCTGGAATACCGGCTTGGGCTGATCGAGGCCACGCTGGAGCGGCTGGAGAAACGGATCTGGGTCGGCGTCTACGGTGTGGCGGCGTTCCTGTTGGCGCAGATGGCCGAGACGGTCATCAGGGCAGCGATGAGGTGAAGCGATGACGGAATACGGAGCACCGGAGCGCAAGTTCCAGCAGGCCGAGGCGGGCCTGGTGGTGACCGAGGGCCATGTGGTCGAGGGCTATGCGTCGCTCTTCGGCAAGACCGACCAGGGCGGCGACATCGTGCAGAAAGGCGCCTATGCGGCGAGCCTGAAGCGGCTGGCAGGCCGCGGGGGCCGGGTCAAGATGCTGTGGCAGCATGATCCGGGCCAGCCCATCGGCGTCTGGGACGAAGTGCGTGAGGATGCGACGGGCCTTTGGGTCAAGGGGCGCATCCTGACCGAGGTGGAGAAGGGCCGCGAGGTGGCGGCGCTGGTCCAGGCGGGGGCGATCGATGGCCTCTCGATCGGCTACCGTACGGTGAAGGCGGAACGCGACGGCAAGGGCAAGCGCCTCTTGTCGGAGCTGGAGCTTTGGGAGGTCTCGCTGGTGACTTTCCCGATGCTTCCCGAGGCGCGGGTCGCGGCCAAGGCGGAGGCCCTGGACGACGACTGGCGCGACATGGCGGCGGTCTTCGAGGACGCGCGCCGCAGTCTGGCCGGGCGATAGCGCGGCGTCCCCACTGACAGATGAAGGATGAAGAGATGACCGAGACGAAGGCTCGGGCCGGGGAAGGTTTGTCCCCCGCCCCGACACTGACCAACCAGACTCCGGCTGCCGAGGCGAAGGCGGCCATGACCGGGTTCCTGACGGAGTTCAACCGCTTTCAGGACGAAGTGAAATCCACGCTGAAACATCAGGAAGAGCGACTGACCATGCTGAACGCAAAGACGATGTCCTATGGCCGCCCGGCGCTTTCGGCCCGTGCGGAAGTCGAGGCCCCGCATCAGAAGGCGTTCAACGCCTATCTGCGGACCGGCGACGATGACGGCCTGCGCGGCCTGACCCTGGAAGGCAAGGCGATGTCGACCGCCGTGGCGGCTGACGGCGGCTACCTGGTCGATCCGCAGACCGCCGAGCGCATCCGGTCGATGCTGTTCGCGACCTCGTCGCTGCGGTCCATCGCCAACGTCGTGCAGGTCGAGGCGACCTCGTTCGACGTGATCATCGACCGCACCGAAGTGGGTTCGGGCTGGGCCACCGAAGCGGCGGCCACGACCGAGACCTCTACGCCGACCATCGAGCGCATCTCGATCAAGCTGCACGAGTTGGCGGCGATGCCCAAGGCTTCGCAGCGCCTGCTGGACGACAGCGCGTTCGACGTCGAGGGGTGGCTCGCCGAGAAGATCGCGACCCGCTTCATCCGCGCCGAGGCGGCTGCCTTCATCAACGGCGATGGCGTGGACAAGCCGAAGGGCATCCTGCTGCCGACCAAGGTGGCCAACGCCTCCTGGACCTGGGGCCAGCTGGGCTATATCCCCACTGGTGCCGCGGCGGACTTTGCCACCACCAACGCGGTCGACTGCATCGTCAACCTGGTCTACGCGCTGGGCGCCGACTACCGCGCCAATGCGGCCTTCGTGATGAACTCGAAGACCGTGGGCGCAGTGCGCAAGATGAAGGACGCGGATGGTCGCTTCATGTGGTCGGACGGTCTGGCGGCGAACGAGCCCGCGCGTCTGATGGGCTATCCGGTGCTGGTGTCGGAAGACATGCCGGACGTGGGCGCCAACACCTATCCCATCGCCTTCGGCGACTTCCGCGCGGCCTATACCATCGCGGAACGCCCGGACCTGCGAATCCTGCGCGACCCGTTCTCGGCCAAGCCCAATGTCCTCTTCTACGCCAACAAGCGCGTGGGCGGCGACATCACCGACTACTCGGCGATCAAGCTGCTGAAGGTCGCAGTTTCCTGATGACACCGGCCCGGTCCCTTCGGGGGCCGGGCCAACCCGATGCCCAATGTCCCGGTTGCAGGCGGAGAACTGATCATGATGTTGACCGAAGAAACTCCGGTGCCGTCGCTGGCGCTGCCGGTGGAAGAGATGAAGGACCATCTGCGGATGGGGTCGGGCTTTGCCGACGACGGGCTGCAGGACGGGCTGATCGAGACCTACCTTCGCGCGGCCCTCGCGGCCATCGAGGGGCGGATCGGCAAGATGCTGTTCAAGCGCCGGTTCCTGTGGGTGCTGGAGTGCTGGCGCGAGGAGGAGCAGGCGCTTCCGGTTGCGCCGGTGAGCGGGATCGTCAGCGTGACGCTGGTCGATGCGGCGGGGGGTGAGGTGGTGGTTCCTGCGACGGCCTACCGGGTGATCCCGGACCTGCACCGTCCGCGCCTGGCGGGCAAGGGCACAAGCCTTCCGACGATCCCGAGCGAAGGGCTAGCAAAGATCGTTTTCGATGCCGGTTTCGGTGCGGCCTGGACCGATGTTCCGGTCGATCTCCGGCAGGCGGTTCTGCTCTTGGCCGGGGAATACTATGAGCATCGCCACGACGACGGCGCGCAAGCGGCCGGGCTGCCCTTCGGGGTGGTGACCCTGATCGAGCGCTGGCGGACCGTTCGCATCCTGGGCGGGGGCAAGAAATGAACGCGCCGCATCTGAACCGGGCGCTTGTCCTGGAGGGCGTGGTGCGGACCCCGGATGGTGCCGGCGGTTTCACCTCGGCCTGGACAGCGCTGGGCACGCTTTGGGCCGAGGTCCTGCCGGGATCGGGCGGCGATACGCTGGGCGAGGAGCGGCTTCTGTCGGCGGTGCCTTACCGGATCACGGTCCGTGGTGCGCCGGTCGGGTCGGGCTCGCGCCCCGTGGCGGGGCAGCGGCTTCGCGAAGGGACGCGGCTGTTCCTGATCCAGGCGGTGACGGAACGTGACCAGTTCGGCCGCTATCTGACCTGTTTCGCCCGTGAGGAGGTGCCGAAATGAGCTATGGTGCGGCGCCCGCCCTGCAGACGGCGGTGTTTCAGCGGCTGTCGACCTGGCCATCGCTGGCGGGTGTGGCGATCTTCGACGCCGTGCCGCCCAATGCGACGGGAACCTTCGTGCTGATCGGCCCCGAAGAGGCCCGCGACCAGTCGGACAAGTCCGGTGCGGGGGCGGAGCATCAGATGGTGATCAGCGTCATCACCGATGCGACCGGGTTCCTGTCGATCAAGACCATCGCGGCCGACATCTCGGACGCGCTGATCGGCGCGCCCTTGGTGCTGACGCGGGGGACCCTGATCAACTTCCTGTTCCTGCGGGCCAACGCCCGGCGGATCGAAGAGGGCGAAACGCGGCGGATCGACTTGACCTTCCGGGCGCGGATTCAACTCTGACAAACCTATCTAACGGAGAGCGAGCATGGCTGTGCAAAGCGGCAAGGATCTGCTGATCAAGATCGACCAGACCGGGGACGGCCAGTTCGTCACCATTGCGGGGCTGCGGGCGACGCGGATCAGCTTCAACACGGAATCGGTGGACGTCACCAGCCTGGAGAGCCAGGGCGGCTGGCGCGAGCTGCTGGCGGGGGCGGGCGTGAAGTCGGCCTCGATCTCGGGTTCCGGCGTGTTCCGGGACGAGAACACCGATGAGCGCGCGCGGCAGGTGTTCTTCACCGGCGAGATCCCGGATTTCCAAGTGGTGATCCCGAGCTTTGGCGTCATCGAGGGACCGTTCCAGATCACGTCAATCGAATACTCGGGCAGCCACAATGACGAGGCGAGCTACGAGATGTCGATGGCCTCGGCCGGGCTTCTGACCTTCACGGCGCTTTGACATGGCGAACCCCTGGACGGGCGAAGTTGCGATTGTCCTCGATGGCGAGCGGCATCTGGCGAAGCTGACGCTGGGGGCGCTGGCCGAGCTGGAGGAGGCACTGGCGACGGGGTCGTTATTGGACCTGGTGCAGCGGTTCGAGGAACGGCGGTTTTCGACGCGCGACGTGCTGGCGCTGATCGTCGCAGGGCTTCGCGGGGGCGGCTGGAACGGCACGGCGTCGGACCTTCTGCGGGTCGAGATCGGCGGCGGGCCGGTCGAGGCGGCGCGGGCGGCGGCGGAGCTTCTGGCGCGGGCCTTCGCATTGCCGGGCGAGACATGAGCGGGGCCGGGACCGGGATCGACTGGAAGGGCCTGATGCAGGCGGGCCTGCACGGGCTGGGCCTGAAACCGGCCGAGTTCTGGGGGCTTACCCCGGTCGAGTTGAAGATCATGCTGGGGCGGGAGGGCTTGGTCCCGCCCCTGACACACGCGCGGCTGGCGGAACTGGCGGCGGCTTTCCCGGATGTGAGGAAGGATCAGGACGATGGCGGATATCGGAACGATGCAGGAGCAGCTGAAGGCGCTTGAGTCGCAGCTGGGCTCGTCCGTGTCGATGGTGGCGGCGTTTGATGGCGAACTCGCTCGCATGAAGGAGACGATGATCTTCACCGGGCGCGAGGTGAATACGCTGTCGAGTGGAATCAGCGGGGGCCTGCGTAAGGCGTTCGACGGGCTGGTCTTCGACGGGATGAAGCTGAACGACGCGCTGAAGACCGTCGCCGGCACCATCGTCGACTCGGTCTATTCCATCGCGATCAAGCCGGTGACCGGTGCCCTTGGCGGGCTGCTTGCTCAAGGAGTTGCGGGTGTGATGGGCGCCGGAATGCCCTTCGCCAATGGTGGCGCATTCAGCCAGGGCAAGGTGATGCCCTTTGCCAAGGGAGGAATCGTCGGCGCTCCCACGACCTTCCCGATGAGGGGCGGACGCGGCCTGATGGGGGAAGCAGGTCCGGAAGCGATCATGCCGCTGGCCCGAGGTCCGGACGGACGTTTGGGCGTGCAGGCGGCGGGCGGCAAGGCGGTCAACGTCGTCATGAACATCACGACCCCGGATGTTCAGGGCTTTCAACGCAGTCAAAGCCAGGTTGCCGCGCAAGTCAGTCGCGCCTTGTCGCGCGGTCAACGCAATCGCTGAGGAAAGATCATGGCCTTTCACGAGATACGGTTTCCGGCAAACCTCAGCTTCGGCTCGGTTGGAGGACCAGAACGTCGCACTGACATCGTCACCCTTGCAAATGGCTTCGAGGAGCGGAATACGCCGTGGGCACATTCGCGTCGTCGTTATGACGCGGGCCTGGGGCTGCGGTCGCTGGATGACGTGGCGGTCCTGATTGCCTTCTTCGAAGCACGCGCCGGCATGTTGCACGCCTTCCGGTGGAAGGACTGGGCGGACTACAAGTCCTCGCCGCCGTCGGCAAAGCTGTCGCCCCTTGATCAGTCGATTGGAACGGGCGATGGCGCAACGACGGTCTTTCAATTGCAGAAGACCTATGTCTCTGGGCTGCAGAGCTACACCCGGCCGATCCGGAAGCCGGTCGAAGGTACCGTGGTCGTCGCCGTGGCAGAGGACCAGAAGATCGAAGGGGCGGATTACACGGTAAACCCGCTGACGGGCGAGGTGATCTTCGCGTTACCGCCGGCATTGGGCACCCGAGTCAGCGCGGGGTTCGAATTCGACGTGCCAGTCCGCTTCGACACCGATGTGATTCAGACTTCGGTTGCATCGTTCCAGGCCGGAGACGTTCCGACTGTTCCGGTCGTGGAGGTGCGGCAATGACGAAGGAGGCGCTACTTTCGCACCTCGGCTCCGGCGTTACGACTGTTTGCCGCGCCTGGTCGGTGCATCGCCGCGACGGGGTTGTCCTCGGTTTTACCGACCATGACCAGGACCTTCTGGTCGATGGCATCAACTGTCGGGCAGACAGCGGATTGACGGGGAAAGCGCTGCAGCAGAGCACGGGGTTGTCGGTGGACAACACCGAGGCATTCGGCGCATTGAGCGACGTGGCGATCTCTGAAGAGGACCTGATATCTGGCCGCTTCGACGGCGCTGAAGTCCGAAGCTACCTGGTCAATTGGCAGTCTCCTGTCGATTTCATCCAGCAGTTTCGTGGCAGCCTGGGTGAGATCACACGTGTGGACGGAAGCTTCAGAGCGGAGCTTCGCGGTCTTTCCGATCAAATGAACCAGGCCCAGGGGATGGCGTACACACCGGGCTGTTCGGCGGTCCTCGGCGATGCCCGCTGCAGGTTTGATACGTCTCAGCCCGGGTACTTTGCGTCGAGACAGGTCGAGATTGTCGAGGACGGCAGGGTGTTCCAGTTCAGTGCCTTCGGGGGCTTTGACGACCGTTGGTTTGAAGGGGGGCGACTGGAAGTCGAGACGGGGGCGGCGTCAGGTCTTTCCGGTTTTGTCAAGGTCGACCGGCTGGAAGGGGCAGGGCGACGTATCGAGTTGTGGCAGGCGATTGGCAGCAGGATCGTTCCAGGCGATACGTTGCGCATCATCGCGGGGTGCGACAAGCGTCCGAGTACGTGCCGGTCCAAGTTTTCAAATTTCTTGAACTTTCGGGGCTTCCCGCACATTCCCGGAGAGGACTGGCTGACCTCTTACCCAGTTCCGGATCGACCGAACGGAGGGGCGCGACGAGTAGGTGGGAGCGACGAATGACCCCTTCGCTTCGCGCCGTAGCCGAAGCGCGGCTGTGGATTGGCACGCCTTATATTCACCAGGCAAGCGCAAAGGGCGTGGGTACCGATTGCCTGGGACTTTTGCGCGGCGTCTGGCGGGCATTGTACGGAAGCGAGCCGGAAACTGTTCCTCCCTATACGTCCGACTGGGCCGAACCAGAACGTCGCGAGGTTCTTCTCGAGGCAGCCAGCCGATGGCTGATCCGTAAACCACTCGACCAGGCAGAAGTTGGCGACGTGCTTCTTTTTCGCATGAGAGAAGGCAGCATCGCCAAGCATCTTGGATTGTCGTCCGACACTGGCGCCCATCCGAAATTCATCCACGCCTATACGGGGTACGGGGTGATTGAAAGCTCGTTGTCCTTGCCGTGGCGACGCCGGATCTCTGCTCGCTTCGCCCTACCAGAAGGAACTATGTAAATGGCGACATTGCTTCTGTCCGCAGCCGGAGCCGCCGTCGGCGCGGGCTTCGGAGGCACTGTTCTGGGTCTTTCCGGCGCAGTGCTTGGCCGCGCCGTCGGAGCAACGCTTGGTCGAGCAATCGACCAGCGCATCCTGGGTGCGGGGTCAGAGCCGGTGGATATCGGGCGCATTGATCGCCTGCGCCTGACGGGTGCGGGGGAAGGCGGGGCCGTTGGTCAGCTTTGGGGCCGCATGCGCATCAGTGGCCAGATCATCTGGGCGACCGAGTTTGCCGAGACCGTACGCCGCCGCCGAACCGGAAAGGGTGCTCCCAAGCCGAAGGTCAACGAATATAGCTACTCTGTCAGTCTGGCGATTGCGCTGTGTGAAGGTGAGGCCCTTCGCCTTGGCCGCATCTGGGCCGATGGCAACGAGATCTCGTCACGCGACCTGAACCTGCGGTTCTATCCAGGAAGCGAAACCCAGCTGCCTGATCCCCTGATCGAGGCGGTCGAAGGGCCGGGAAAGGCGCCCGCGTACCGCGGTCTCGCCTATGTGGTGATCGAGGATCTCGAACTTTCTCCCTTTGGCAACCGGGTTCCGCAGTTCAGTTTCGAGATTGTTCGCCCGGCACAGGGTCTGGCAGTCAATCCCGCTGATACGCTGGGTGGTGCTGTCCGCGCTGTCGCGCTGATCCCCGGGACGGGCGAGTATGGACTGGCCACAACCCCCGTCCACTATGTCGAAGGTCCCGGCCGCAATCGGTCTGCCAACGTCCACTCGCCGTCCGGAAAGACGGATTTTGCAACCAGTTTCGAGCAGCTGAGCCAGGAACTGCCGAACTTGCGGTCCGTCTCTCTTGTCGTTTCCTGGTTTGGCGGCGACCTCCGGTGCTCAAGTTGTACTGTTCGTCCAAAGGTCGAGCAAAAGGAGCTGGAGGGTGTTGGTATGCCTTGGCGCGCGGGCGGTGTAACGCGGGCAGAGGCCATGGAAGTACCGAGGATCGATGGAAAATCGATTTATGGAGGAACGCCCTCGGATACTTCGGTCATTGAAGCAATCAGGGCCATTCGATCGTCAGGAAAGGAGGTTATGTTCTACCCCTTCATCCTGATGGACCAGATCCAGGGCAATTCGCTTCCCGATCCGTGGACAGGAGAAGCGTCGCAACCCACCCTGCCCTGGCGGGGGCGCATCACCCTGGCCAACGCGCCTGGAACGACAAATTCATCGGACCGGACAGCTGCAGCCGCAACCGAAGTGGAAACCTTCTTTGGCAACGCCCAGCCCGCTGACTTCACCGTCATTGGAGGCGTCGTCAACTACTCTGGTCCCGATGACTGGGGCATGCGAAGATTCATTCTGCATTACGCCCATCTTTGCGCGGCGGCTGGTGGTGTTGATGCCTTCTGCATCGGCTCCGAGATGCGTGGACTTACGCAAATCCGCGGAGTGGGAGACAGTTTCCCTGCCGTCGAAGCGTTCATTGAGCTTGCTCAAGATGTGCGTTCCATCCTAGGGCCGGAGGTCAAGATCAGCTATGCGGCTGATTGGTCGGAGTACTTCGGATACCATGCTGACGGCAACGTCTACTTTCACCTAGACTCGCTATGGGCTTCTACGGACATCGACTTCGTTGGGATTGACAACTACATGCCGGTGTCGGACTGGCGGGACGGCGAGAGTCATTCGGATGCAGGGTTCGGGTCAATTTACAACCCAGATTATCTGATGGAAAACATTGCTGGAGGCGAAGGATACGATTGGTACTACGACAGCCCTGAGGGGGCCGCAGCGCAGCGCCGTATTCCGATAACTGACGGTGCCTATAACGAGGCTTGGGTCTTCCGCTACAAGGATCTTCGTTCCTGGTGGTCGAATTTCCACCATAACCGAATAGACGGAAACAGAGCGGAACTGCCGACGGACTGGATTCCAGGGTCAAAACCTATTCGGTTCACCGAATACGGGTGTGCCGCTATAGATAAGGGTACAAATCAACCCAACCTGTTCGTCGACGTTAAATCGTCCGAGTCGGGTATTCCGGCCTGGTCAAACGGTCGTCGCGATGACCTGATCCAGATGCAGTATCTTTTGGTAACGGCTAGGTACTGGAGCAATACCGAGAACAACCCGATGTCACCGCTCTACGACGGTCGCATGATTGAAGTCGACTATGCCCATGCCTGGGCATGGGACGCAAGGCCTTTCCCCGAGTTTCCCGGTCAAATCGATGTCTGGAGCGATGGAGACAATTACGCTCGAGGCCATTGGTTGAATGGTCGGGCGTCAAATCAGCCGCTTGCAGCGGTTGTAGCCGAGATCAGTCAGCGCTCGGGATTGCAGGACGTAATCACCGACACCCTCTACGGGGCCGTCAGGGGCTTCCAGCAAGCAGAGATAACGACAGCTCGGTCGTCGGTCCAAGCCCTGATGTTGGCTTATGGATTTGATGCCTTCGAGCGCGATGGAAAGCTGGTCTTCAAGAATCGTGGGGCCAGGGTCGCTGCCCAACTGGACGAAGACGAACTCGCAGTTCTTCCCGATCTCGACGGTCGGCTCGAGAAGGCACGAAGCTCGGAAATTGAAACCGCTGGCCAGGTCAGACTCAGCTATGTCGACCCGCAATCAAGCTACGAGACCCGCGCAGTTGAAGTCCGCTTCCCCGACGAAGCATCGCTTGGGGTGTCGCAGACCGACCTCCCCATCGCATTGACCCGGACCGAGGCAAGGGATGCAGTCGAGAGATGGCTGACCGAAGCGCGCATCGCACGGGACACCGTCCGTTTCGGACTTCCGAGATCCATGATTTCGGTCGGTGCGGGCGATGTCGTATCGATCATGGGTGATCGGTACAGAATCGACCGCACCGAGCTAGCTGATGGGCAGTTGATGGAGGCTGTACGGGTTGAACCCGGGGTCTACCTTCCGTCGGAACGATCCGATGAGGCCATTTCGGTCAGGTCCTTTACTCCTCCGGTTCCGGTGCTGCCAGTCTTCCTTGACTTGCCTCTTCTCACTGGAAACGAGGTCCCCCACGCTCCCCACGTCGCTGTTGCAGCAAACCCGTGGCTCGGTTCGGTTGCGGTCTGGTCCTCCTCGGAAGATGCGGGATACGAGTTCAACAGGTTGGTTCCGGCGCCAGCAGTCATTGGCGTGACCGAGAGCCCGCTTGCGTTCCACAGTCCGGGTATATGGGACCGGGGTCCTCCTCTTCGTGTGCGCCTGACCGGGGGGGAACTTGAATCGGCCAGCGAACTCGCCGTACTGAACGGTGCGAATGCGATGGCGATTGGTGATGGGACCGCTGCGAACTGGGAAGTCTTCCAGTTCTCCCGCGCCGAGGTTGTCGGTCCGGATACCTACGAGCTTTCCGTTCGTCTTCGGGGGCAGCTTGGGACCAATGGTATTGCACCTTCGGTCTGGCCGGCCGGAAGCACTGTCGTCCTTCTTGACCTTGCCTTGCAGCAGATCGATCTGTCTCAATCTGCTCGGGGACTATCACGGTTCTACCGCATTGGCGCCGCAGCACGTGGATATGACGATCCAAATGTCGTGCTGCGCACCGAGGCGTTCGATGGCGTGGGCTTGCGTCCGTATAGTGTATCTCACCTTCGGCAGTCATCTGATGGCTCGGATCTTGTCTTCACCTGGAAACGCAGGACGCGGATCGACGGAGACTCCTGGCAGTCGAGCGAGGTCCCACTGGGCGAGACTATCGAGAGATACGTCGTCCGTATTATACAGAATTCGGCAATTGTCGCGGAATATTCCGCGTCGCAGCCGGAGTTTGTCTACTCGTCCTCCATGCGATCGGGCGATGGAACTGTCGGTGCGTTCCGTTTCTCGGTGGCGCAGACATCCGTGGCATTCGGACCCGGTCCCTTTCGAAGCATAGATATTCCCGCTTGA